TTAAGCTCATCGCCAATCTGACCTGCGCCATTTACCACAGGTGTTCCAGGTGTACTGCCAGCAGAGCCGCGAGGCACCACAGCAGTAGGATCTCCAAGTAGAAACGTACCATACTGCCCCCTGAGTCGAAGTAGCCACGCAGTCCACGCCTCGGCGTCCTCACGCTTCATTTTAGGCAGAGTTATGTCTGCCTCCCATGATTGCCCCTGATGGCGAAAAACCTGCTGAGAGCCTGTGAATGGGCTCACAGAGACACCAATGAAATCACGCGCAATCAGACTGATCCGCGCAATATTCGTGTTAGGTAATGAGAGTGGGTACGATTCAGCCATTATGAGAACGCTCCAGCAAATGAACCACCACGCTTGCGAGCATCGAGCACCGCGCTCTTGGCCGCATTAGCGATCTGAGGCATTAGCGTAGCAATTTCGGTGCGAACTGTCTGCTGCACACCAGTACTCACATTGATGTTCTGAACGATAGTAACACCGCCACCCTGACCCTCAGTGTGGTCAACGACCGTCTCATTGGGATGGAGCATGGCAGCAAAACCGCCTTTACCATCCAGACCGCCAGAGCGTGGACCTACTCCAGTGAAGCCACCGCCAGCGAATGATTGAGCATGAAGCATCGCAGTCTGCTCAGAGCCAACGTTTGTGCCGTATTGCATTGCAGTACCAATACTACCGATACCTGCGCTCAGAACGTTCCCCAGAAGCCCAGAGAGAGGCGTAGTGATCGACTGCTGAATGTTCATCCGGATAATATCGCGGATGATACTGGTCGCCATGTTACGGAACGCATCCGATGCACGCGCAGTGCCCATGATTAGATCAGTTAGGCCATCGGTAACGGCATTCATACCGTTCTCGAGTTTGCCCTTCATTACATCAGCCAGGCTGCTTGATGCCTTTTTAACGTTTGTTAGCGTATCAGTCGCCTCATCCCCAGCGCCCTTAGTTACTTGCAACCGAGCATTAAGCCCAAGCGCTGCAGTGTTAGCGCTAGAGAATGCCTCATCCAAACCCGGCAAAGTGGTATCACCCATCAGACCAAACTGCTCAAGCAGCTTATCGAGCGCGCCCGTCATCTCAGCCACAGTAATCGCAACACCAATCAACGGGCCACCCAAACCACGCAACAGCGCCCGGCCTGAGATTTTAGACACCTTACCCAGCACGATGATGTTACGCACAAGGTCAGCAGTGCCGTAGATCATATTCACCAGCTTGGTGTATAGCATGGCCGCAAAGAACCCCTTCATCATCGCTGTGATGGTGTCGAGATTGTTTAGGAACCAGTTAAAGACGTTGATCAAACCTTTGATCGCAGGCACAAGCACGTCCTGCAACTTGGTGGCCATCTGGTCCAGCTGAGGCGCAACATCGCCCATAGCCTGAATAAAGGCACCGTCAATCGCGCTGCGAAGCCGCGTCATCGAGTCGTTAAACTTCTCAATACCACTGGCCCGAGTCTGATCAATCGCCAGACCCAGCCCGCGAGCCTCAGATGCAGTGCGCTGGAGCGCAGCAGAACCGCCCTCAAGCGTATTGACCAGGGCAACACCCTCAGAGTCGAACAGCTTCATGGCGAGTCGGACTTTATCCGATTGCTTCTCTACGCCCTCGAAGGCATCAGCCACTGCAAACATCTGCTGATCAAGCGGTAACTTAACCAGCTTAGTCGCATCAAGGCCGAGCTCTTTCAGCGCATCCTTAGCCTCACCAGTGCCCAGAGCAGCCTCAGAAGCCCTGCGAGTGAACCGCTGAAGCGCCATATCCATGGTGCTAGTCGAGACACCCGAGAGCTCAGCGGCATAGCGGAAACCCGCCAGAGCCTCAGTGGTAGTGCCGAGCTTACGTGAAACCTTAGCGAGAGAGTCAACGCTGCGCAGAGCAGAACCTGCAAGCGCACCAAAGCCTGCACCACCCGCCAAAAGGCCAACGGCAGTCTGCAGACCGAATACGGAATTTTTGAGCCCGCCCAGAGAAGTCTGAACGGAGCGAAGTGCGCTCTTGGTTTTATCCTGAGCGCTGAGAACTATCTTGTGATCTGTTTTGCTTGCCATGTTTTATCTCGTAGAATGCCCACCACCGATTAAACTCGGTAACACTCATTCGCTCAACCTCGCCAAGCGAACAACCACGGAGATCTGCAAGCATATAGGTCTGCCAGAGCAGACCCCCGTCAGTTAGTTTTTTTCCGCGTCCTCTGGCGACTCAAAGCCGCTGAACACGTTATTAAACAGATCGGTGATCTCATTGACAGGCATGCGCATCAACTTAGGCTTGTGCTCAAGCGTGAACACGCGCTCCCCGTTTTCATCCTCAACCTTGCGCAGGATGATCTCAACCATGCCGCCAAGATCAGTGCCGTTCAGCACATTGGGATGCTTTTTGAGGATCTGCTGCAGATCGGCAACGGTAACCTGGCTGGTGTATAACTTCTGCCCGCGCCATATAAATGAGCTGCGAGCGTTATCCCAATCCAGAAGATCGTCAGCCAAACTCATGCCACAGTGTCCGCAGTAAGATCACCAGTGCCCTGAAGCGTGAAGCTCGCAGTGATCATCTCGCCAGTAGAGCTAGAGATCGTGCGGCCAGTGATGATCGCTGATCCAGTGTAGTAGGTGTCAGTCGAAGTATCGCCTTCAGGATAGATTGAGAAAGTGACCTCAGTGCCAACCACAAGCGCAACCTGACCGTTGGTATCAGTCTCATCCCAGAACGCATCAACAGACGCGGTGAAGGATTTAAGCGTAGGCTTGTAAGTGCGAGCAGAGTCGCCAATCACTGTATCCTCAACCGTGTCGGATGAGTATTCCAGAGAGTATGAAGTGATCTCTGCAATGGCATTTGAGCCGACTTTGATCACGCCAGATGCTGAAGTATGTGTAGCCATTGTAGAGCCTCCTTAGATGGCTGAGTCGGGCGATCCCGTCTCTGTCCGGTATTGTACCTGAAAAGTTAAGCGAATCGTACCAACTGGCTGCTCAGCATCTCCTGAGTACTCAGCCTCGGTACCACTCAAAACCGTATTGAGAGCCAATCCACCCAAAGTAGGATCAGCCAAGATCGCAGTCTCAACCTCGGACGCGATCAGATCGAGCTTGTCATCAAACCCGGTTAAAGCCCGAATATATCCCTCAACCTGCACATCAAGCAAGCGCTCCTGCACACGCCTTTTACTGAATGCCACCTCTTCAGATGCTTCAGATGTAGTGTAGATCAAAATAGCAGGCAGCTTAGCCGACTGCATCGGATAAATTCGAGACTCAAAAACATTAGAGCCAGTCGTGGTCAACCCTGTCAAATAGCTGCCGAAATACTCACGAATCTGTCTGCGAACGTGCGCCATTACTGCGCCTCCAGCACGAGCATAGTCATGCCTTCATTGTCAGGCTGGATATCCACCACAGCGTAATCAGTACCACTGATCGTTACCAGTGAACCCTCGGCCACACCAGAAAGATCGATAGTGCGACACACAAGCATGGCCTGCTGGATACTGAACTGCACACCGCCACCTGCATCCACCGGAGCATGATCATTATCGAAAATGCCTTTAATGGTCGAAGCACCCACGGTGACATCAACCCCGAAATCCGCTAACAGGATACTGCGATCAATTGCAGTCTCAACAGCCATTATGCACCCTTACGCTTTGCTGGCGCTTTCGCCTGACGATTGGTGGTCGTTTTTGGAGCTTCAACCTCGGCAGGCAGAGCCACACCGCGATCAATAAAAGTCTTTGCCTCTTCATCCTTCAGGTCAGCCGTGTGACCAGAGTCAATTCGACCCGCTGAAGTGTAGGCTGTCTCTTTGAATTTAATCTTCATAAATCCTCCAAGGAAATAGGGGGACCGAAGTCCCCCATCTGGATTAAGCAGTCAGGTCGATATCTTTCACAACAGAGAAAGATTGACCATGCTTAACGCCTACATCGACATCCTGCAAGAACACAAAGCGTGAACCGCCAGAAGTCGCTAGTGCAGACTGGTCAACAACAACATCCAAACCACCGAACATGCCGAGGATCAGCTGGCTCATGTCACCGAACAACAATGCGTTCAGGTTAGTACCAGTGCCCTTAGTCAGGTCAGAAGGCATCAGAGTGGTCGAAGCCACATCGTAGCCAAAGATCTGGTTGCCCGGCTCAAGGATGAAGTTACCTTCAACACCAGAAGCCTGACGTGGAGTTGTGCGCAGCTTAGCCATGACACCAG